TTCACCAGTTACATAACAACACCCATTCCCAGTTCTGGAACCGACCCTTGTAGCGCCTTCAACGCTTGCCCGTTACTGTCGCGGCTGCAGGGAACACCACCGGGGTGGGTATCTCTTAAAGAACGTGACCGGCGTTCATGGCCCCACGGAAGGCGATAAGCGCATCATTCCGCACCCGATTGCCATCCTTGAGCCTGCCGTCGTAGCAGAAGGCGAACTGGCGTCCGCGCTCGTACTGCCACACCGTTTTGTAATCAAAGCCGTCAGCGGCCAGCGGGAGGCCTTTCTTGGCCTCCTCATACCCCTTGCGGAACGCGGCATTAGTGATGATGCTGCGGAGGGTGACGGTGCGGGTTTTTGCGTTTGCCATGATCAACCCCAATCCTTAAAATCTTCTTGTTGCAGATAGCCTTCACGATATGCGGCGTATTCTGGTGTGCCTGCCTCGATAGGGATCCGTTTGGCACCCTCGTAATAGTGCGGATTGAAATCCCGACGATAATAGGCATCTGCCGATCCGCGATCATATGGTCCGCCGTGGCGTTGGTCGTAATTCATTTTAAATCTCCCTTTATGCCAGCAGGTCTGCGGTGCGATGATTTGACAGGTGCCACCGTGAAGCAAGGTGTGCGCCATAATTGTCGTAGCTTCCATCAGGTTTCACGAACTGGACCCAGAGGCCAACGTCATCCATATTTTCTTGATCAAGGATGATGACAAGCTGTGTGCCTGCCTCTGTTGCGTAATCTGCTACGTTGTAGGTCTTGGTCATCTGTCATCTCCATTTAGCGGAGCACCGCGCCCCGACAAGAATCACCATAAAGATGTTCCGTTTTTATGTCAAACAAAAAAATGCACGACCGTGATAAAAAAATAGGGCCACCCGCAGATGGCCCCAAGTCTTAGGAGGAAGCTGACGCTACCATACGCTTGATGATCTTATCAAGCTTCTTCACACGCGCCAGGTATCCGCGCTGCTGTGCTGCCGCCTGCGCCCGTACCAGCTCCAGTAATGTTGGCTGTTTCATTTATGGGCCTCCACCAATGCGTCATGAACAATTTCACGAGCTTCCGAGAGTTTCTTTCCAAGATTACCCTGCACTGCCATTACCGCAAAAGCGCTTTGCAATGCATCGATTAGCCGTTTGTTTTCACCTTCAAGCTTGTCCTTCAAATGGTTGATTCGATCCCGCAGAAGACCGGCATCGTGGCCGCTGATCTCGAAATACAAAGCCCCTTCGGCGCATTCATCCAAATGAACCAGCCACTTGTCCAACGTCCAGTTTTCCATCATTTATCCTCCGATAAAACAAGGTTAGCCATCGCCGACCACGCTACATCTGGCGCTACGAAGGCCAACCCAAGGGCGTTACCCGCCACCAACCTGTTCGCGGCCCTGCCTGCCTCTAGCATAGCCGGTGTTGGCTTCTCAAGGCGATTGCGCAGCCGTTCAATTTCATCGGCGGCCTCTTTAGCAATTTCCCAATCGCCCCAATAATCTTTTACAGATTCAAATTCCCGCAACCGTTCAACAATATCCATCACTTACCCTCCTTCAGTGCAGCACGGGCAATCTTGTAAATTTGCGATACAAGGCTATTTGGCCAACGCTGCTCCGACACATCGGCAATGCGTTCCATCTCATGCCGTAGCCGTTCAATCTGATCATTGGCCTTTGCAAGGTGATGACGCACGTCAATATTATCTTTGCGCTCCAATTCAAACAGTTCCCGCAACCGCTCAATCTCATACACCGCCCAAGCGTAGCATTCTTCTTGATCGGCGCGATCTTTCAAAACGTCCATATAACTTTCCATCACTCATTTTCCTTCAGTGCTTTTTCAGCAAGGCCCACTGCCATCGCTAGAACAATCCATGTCACGCTTTCATTAGATGTTTGGGGCGTAGGTATGTCTTCATGCTCAATGTCTGCAATTTGTTGCAATACAACGCGCAACCGTTCAATCTCATTGGCGGCTTCATCAAAGATGTCATTGTTGCCCCAACCAACAGATAACCAAGTGGCAGCACGTTTCCGTAACCGTTCTACAATATCCATCACAACACCGATTTAACCATTTTGTGCATTGCCTTTGCTAATCGCTCAACGTGATCATTTTTCCATTTTAATTCTTCCCGCAACCGCTCAATTTCATCCGCAGCTTTTTCGCACAGGTTTTCCGCCTCATGCGGGTTATAAATAGATGCACTTCGCAACCGTTCAACAATATCCATCACTCACCCTCTTTCAGTGCGGCGTGTTCTTGCTCCCAATCATTCAATTCATCAAGTGTGCCGCATATAAACTTCGTGATCCTCATCCCGCAATTGCCGCAGTACCAAGGCACACCGAAAGCCTCCAATGTTTTCTCATCCATTGGCGGAGATACCCAACCACACCGCTCATGTGGAATGATTGTGTATTTCATCACTCACCCTCCTTCAGTGCGGCACGGGCAATCTTCAAATTATTGAGGACAAGCAAATGTAGTGCTGGTAATAATTGATCGTTTTCAAACGTAATAATTTTTGTAGTTGATGCAATTTGTTTCAACGCCTCCCGCAACCGTTCAATTTCGTCAGCGGCTTCATTTGGCCGATCTTTTGGCCGATCTTTTGCAGCCTCCCGCAACCGTTCAATCTCATTGGCGGCTTCACTAATTGTTTGCCAAGTATAAGATTCTCCACCTTTGTTATTTCGCAACCGTTCTACAATATCCATCATTCACTCTCTTTCGCTCTTTTCCATTTAGGAAGACCAATCTCTTCTGGCGACAAACCATAAATGTAACCTATGACATACCACTGCTTTCCGCCATCCAATTCGGCCATAAGGTGCATATAATCTTCGTGGCCATATTTTACAATCCAATCATTATGGCTGATGCTGAATTGATGAAAATCATCTCCCCAACGGTTGTCAGTCCATTGTTTAACAAACCCCACATTCATCAAGTCTTCGAGCGTTTCAAACTCCGCTTCTTTGGGGTCAATAGAGACGTAATTCGGCAGATGTTGTTTAATGATAGCCATCACTCACCCTCCTTCGGTTTAAGTGCTTCCAGTGCCACCTTTGCCATCATGGTTAAGCATTCAAGGTATTGTTTATTGTCTTCCCGCAACCGTTCAATCTCGTCGGCGGCTTCTGGCCCATCTGGATTTACAGGAACTTGAAGATAAACTCCCATGCAGTTGGACCTTTTTTCTTTCCTTGATGAACTATGGAACCAAATGGTGGATTAACGTAATTTGATTTCCCCCATTCGCACGTTAAACCATCAAAATTATCAGGTTTTGGATATGGGCAAGGATCAAAATCAAAATTAAATTCTGATTGTAATGGATCATAAACATTAGGTGGAGTTAGCCAATAATGTTTCCCATCATTCTTGTTTTCAACATGAAATTTGTTTTCTTCTGGTTTTTTATTTCCCATCACCACTGCACCTCCCCATTGACGATGATATGCTCGTACCAGCGGTCGCCATCTTCGGTCTCCCACAGCGCCCAGACGTTATTCGGTTCATATTCATATCTGATCAGTGTCATCTTTTTTATCCCAACTAAATTTTGGCAGGGTCACCTTCGGTTTCATGGAAGCCAGATCCCCTCGGATGCTGGCCTCTCGCTTGGCTTGGTTTGACGAAACCAAGCGCACCCTGCTGCTTGGATCAATACCGCCGACGCTTGCGCCGCCATGGTTGCGCGGTCCGCGCTTGCCAATCGCCATCACATATACAGGCTATGGTCGATAGCCTTCTCCTCTGGTCCGTCGTGAAGGGCCGTGTGATCATTGACGTTGTCGAACGGATAACGCCGCATCTCGACGATGTCGTGGTCCTCATCACGGGTCTTCTTTAGGAAGTTGACGTGGAACCGAGCCGCCATAAATGATTCGGTAATAGCCACGATGTGGTCGATGCTTTTGCCTGCTGGTACGATGTAAAACATTTGTTATATCTCCATTTAGTGAACAAGGATGTTGTCTCACGAATCATTTATCGTGTCAAACATATTTTTATACATCTCTTCGACGGTCCATTCGTCTTCAAATTCGCCGATCCCGTCCGGGTCCACCAGAACGCCATCAGGGAACGTAAGCGCCAAGCGTTTATGCCTTTCCTTCCTATGCTGGCGGCGGAAGGCCTGATAGGCCTCCTGCTCTGTCAGACCGTATTCCTCACCAATCGAGCGGTATGTACGGGCATTGTACATACGCTCAATGTAAATTTGATGGTCGTTCATTGCTCTGGCCCCGCCTCGCTCTTGTCCTCGGCGATCTGGCCATAGAACGTCATTGCGGCCTGCATACGTGCCGGAGCATCGAGCTGTGACATGACATTGGCGACAAAGGTAGACGTCAGGTGCAGCACGGTGCCCACCGTCAGGCCATCCATGGCCTTGGCCATCGCGTCATAGGCCTTGATATGCTTCTCTTGGGTCTTCTTCTTCATGTGCTCGTTTAGGTCGATTGTCATAATCCGTCTCCTTCTTCACAATCAATTTCAACTTTCACGCAGGCGATGCGGTGTTGAGAAGCATATTCATCAGCATCTTCTTTTGTGTCAAAAAAATCATCTGTCTGTTTATCAATATTAACCCAAATTGTCTTTTTGATGCGGGGCTTCACTTCAATGAGGTCAGACGCAGATGAAGGTGAACCATCATAAACTCCACCGCATATAAATTTCCCATCTTTTGCCCAACACATTGCCCACCAACCATCTTCCACAAGAATGGCTCCATGAACTGCCCAAATACTATTCCCATCCGTCGCATAAATCCGCACTTCACGCCCATTACGGGTGCGGTACTTCTTATTCTTGTCGATCATTTTAATACCTCATAAAGTTTTGATGATTTTTTGCCAGACTGCGTGGGCATAAACTCGCCTGTCCACTTCAGCATCTCGTTATCGACGAAGAATTTAAACAACTTCGCCCACATATTAGCCTTTGGTGGTGGGCCCACAAATAACTGCAACATAATGCGGATTGATTCGCCTGTTGCAGCAACGCCCACCATTTCCCGTGCCCATTCGTCGTATTGTCTCTGGGCCTTCAAATACCAGCTATCGTCGCTCATTAAATTTTCCTATAGCGTTTGATTTTGATCTTTTTGCGTGGGTGTATGCTTTCTTCGACGACTAGATATCCTTTATCTGCAAGCTTCTTCAACCCCTTTTCAATGTCCTCCTTTTTATAATTGCGAAGTTTATTAACCAAAACCCCGAAAGTTTCGCCCTCGTGGTCAATCAGGTTAACCAGCCGGGATAGCAACGCGTCCTCCGGCGCTTCCTTTTGGCGGTCGTTTCCGATCACCATACGGGCCTTGGTCTCGATGTCATTCTTGATCATCGCATAGGCCCAACGAACGTGCTCAACCGTGCGCAGACCTTCCGGTGCCGCTAGGATGAACGATACCTTTGCCACCAGCTCCTTGCCGCGCAGATACAGAGCCTCCAGCCCATTACGCTCCGAGGCGTCCTCGGCCAGATTATGCAATGCCTCGCTGGCGCGTTCCAGAAGGGCCACGGCGTCATCCGTCGAGGGCACCGCTACCTTGGAGCCGTAATTCTCGATGCGCCCCTCTGGCATCATGCTAAACGATCCTGCAGATGCGATCTGCTGCAGGGTTGCCTTCATCTCATCTGGCATCGGGCGCTTCTTGAACCGCTTCTTCTCGTAGGGCACCGACTTGGTCTCAATGAACAACAACGACCGACCGATGAAACCGTTTGTGGCGTTCTCGAAGTTGACCGTCGAATCAAAGTTTGTGTTGGTCGTAAACCCGATCATCGACAGGAAGGGATTGCGAATGCCGTCCTCGATGAACTTCAAGGCCTGCTCCAGCTGGACACGCCTAGCTTCCTTGATCTTGTCAGGAGCGTCATCGAGCTGCCGGTCGATCTGGGTGATCTCGGCCAGCAACTGCTTGCGGATTTCCTTGCGCACATCGCCGCTGACCATCAGCGAACTGTTCCCCTTGGAATAGACAGACATCAGGATGCCGATAATGCCTTCGAGGTAGTTTGCGCCGCCCTTGGTCTGAGCCGACTTGATCTTGGTAAACAGGTAGCCGATCTCGTCGATCAGGTAATAGGTAGGCTGGTGCTCGACGAGATTGCGGACCATTTCCTGCTCCGACTTGATCGCGCCGTAGCAGGCCTTCTTAAGGCCCACAGCCGTCATGATCTCGCCCACGCCATCAAGGACGCTGTCCTTGCCGGTGCCCGACGCCGCAACGCAGAACCCAATCAGGTTCGACGTCACACTGCCGATCGGGTCGTTATACTTTAGGCCGATGAGGTTGCCCATCGCGACTAGGGCACCGCCGACCGATAGGTTCTCGCGCTTATAGCGAACCTGATCCTCAATCCATTCAGCCACCTCGCCGACGAAGCCCGGTGGGCGACGCAGGTCAATGCCGCTGATGTCGATCTCGTCCCGCTCTACCTCTTCAATGACCTCATTCGTCGAGAACGTAACCGGCCAAAGCCATCCGCCTTGTTCGGCATAGTGGACGAGGGTTCCGAGGGTGACGGGGTTGGCTGACTTACCAAAACTGTGCCACTTCTTGGCCATGTCTGCGGCATCGTGCTTACTGGATGTGCTGGACCAAGCCTCCCAGAGGTCGTAGGCCGAACCAGCGGAGGCATGGTGCAATGCCATGCCGATCTTGATCCAGACGTCATAGTCGAGATCGGCGTTGTTGATATACGAGAGCATATCACCGAGTTGATTATATGATACATCGACGGTCTTGCTTTCAAAGGTTGCGCGATAGCGTTCTGGCTTCTTCAACAATTCTAGGAATGATTCGGGGGCATCTGAAATATCGTTCGGCGTCCCGACAAGAATTTTATAGCGGTTGCCACTGGCATGCAGCGAACCCGGTCCCACGACGTAGCCGGATGACTTGAAATCAATACCTTTGTAGGCATCGAGCTGCTGCACCAAAGCGACGTTCTCAGGTGCCTTGAAGTACAGGTGCTTCGATCCGCCGCCCGACCCCGTTTCCACAATCAGGCCTGCGCCGGTAATTTTTGGGAAGTCCTTGATCAACTGCGCATATGATTCGACGCCGCCGTTACGGGCGTCAACATCGACGACGATCAACCCCTTCACCAGCACACCGTAGCCGGTGGCGAAGTGGTCCATTTCCTCGAAGCTTTCCAATTGCTCTTCGGACCATTCAGGCACCGAGGTCCAATTAGACATGATTGGGTGCTTGCCGACAGCCTTGCAATCATGCTTGCCGCAGCCGCATTTATTTTGCTTGGTCAAGGGGTGCAGCCCAAAGATGCGGTAACCCGCCTCCCAAAAGTCGCGATGATTTGACATTTTATTCTTGGTTCCCAAACAAATATTTCACGAGCTTTTCATATGTCGTCATGTGCGGATTATTGTTTTTACCCGCAGCGATAGAGCGAATGGTATTCTCGTGTAGACCAGTAGAGACAGCAACCTTTGCGAGGTTGCGGTCATTGAGCGCCACCCTTATGCGCTCCATCGTGATATTGTTCAAATCCATTTTTTATGCCTCTTTCAATATTGTGGTGTTGACAATCACACAACCTGCTGTCATTTGTCAACACGTTGAAACAGAGGAGATATGCCAATGGGCATTTTAGATACGATAAAAAAGCCGGGTGACAGGCCTGTAGTTGTCACGCTTTGCGGGGATAGTGGTATGGGTAAAACCACACTTGCTGCCTCGTTTCCCAAGCCGATCTTTATTCGTGCTGAAGATGGTGTTCAATCAATCCCCGAAAATCTAAAGCCGGATGTTTTCCCCGTCATTAATGACGTCGAAGACCTTTGGAACCAGCTTAAGGGTCTGATGGGCGAAGAGCATGGCTACAAGACCTTGGTCGTTGATAGCATCACAGCTCTGGAGCGCATGTTTATCGCGGATGTCATCGCGAAGGACAACAAGAAGGCCACAAACATCCAGCAGGCCGCTGGTGGCTATGGCGCTGGCCGCGAGGCTGTCGCGATCATGCATCAGCGTTTGCGCAAGGCTGCTTCCATCCTCGCTGAAAAGCGCGGCATGCATACTGTGTTCATTGCCCACGTCGAAATCGGCACTGAAAATCCACCGGATGATGATTCGTTTAGCAAGTACGGCCTGCGCCTGCATGCCAAGTCGATGGCACCCTATGTCGATGACGTAGATGTCGTGGGCTTCTTGAAACTGGAAACATTCACCAAGGGTGACGGCGACCGCAAGAAAGCCATCTCCGACGGAACGCGTGTGCTAATCACACATGCAGCGGCAGCCAATGTGTCCAAAAACCGCTATGGCATTACCGAACCCCTGATCGTCGAGCTGGGTAAGAACCCTCTCGAAGCCTATATCCCATCACTCAGCGTTGTATTGAAGAAGGAAAAAGTAAATGGTTGATTATTGGAACCTCTCGGATGGCGATGACATCCACAAGACCGGCGGCGAATTTGAAACCGGCGGCGGTAACTTTGCTCCGATCCCCGATGGCACCGGCCTGCTGGCTGCCATTGACGAGGCAAAAATCGATGAAGACCGTGATGGCAACGAGTTTGTCTCGATTCGCTGGTCGGTCCTGACGCCTGCGGAATACAAGAACCGCAAGGTCTTCCAGAAGATTTGGTGCATCGACGACAAGCCGCGCCAGAAAGACCCAGAGAAGGCCAAGGACAAGGCCAAGCGCATGCTTTTCGCTATCGACAAGAACGCCGGTGGCGCACTGGTTGCCAGCGGCAAGGCACCAAATGACAACAATTTGCAAAAGGCGCTTTCGGGCAAGCAGATGCAGATCACGGTCAACATCTGGGATATGGTCGGCGACGACGGCAAGAAGATGACCGGCAACTGGATTGCGTCGGTATCGCCGAAGGCTAACGCGTCCAAGGCTGCACGGCCACGCCCTGCAGACGACGATGATGGAATTCCGTTCTAAGGGGACTAGAACGGAACGGGGGCGGCTTCGGGGCCGTCCCCACTTTAACAACATATGGAGATTAAAATGGTTGAGATTAAGAAAAAACGCGGACGTCCTGCAAAGGTGACAGTAGAAAAGAAGACAGACACCCGAGATTGGGTTGAGTTGCTTCGTACCAGAGAGCCAAGCTTTGACGAAAAGCTTGGAAAGCTTACAGTTCGTATTACCAAGCTTGAACGCATCCTTGAAGATGCTGTAAACGCTGGTCGCGAACTGCATAAGAAGATGGAAAGCCTTTCTAAAATCCGAACTTTGGGATGGCAGGCGCACACTGCCGGTGAATGTCCGGTTCACGATGATACGTCTGTGGAAGTGCTTCTTCGCAGTGGCGAAAAAAACGGACCACATTTGGCTTGTCATTTCTTGTGGCGTGAATGTGGTACAGGCACCATCGTAGCCTATAAGGTGCTTTGATGGCCGATAGATTTTCTCGTGGTTGGGACGGAGATCGTCATAAAGGCAAGCGAATTGCTACATTATGGACGGATGGTTATATCGATGGTGATGTGACATTTTCATCTTATTTTGATGAACTTAGCACAACCGCTCAAATTGATCTGATTGGCGATGTCATTGGTCTTTTGGAGCGAGAACGCAAAATTATAATGGACGAAGTAAACCCATCCGATGACCTTTGTAAGATATTGGGCTGGCCTTTAAAGGACGAAAGATAATGGAACAGCGATCCGAGGAATGGTTTAACATTCGAAAGGGCCGGGTGACTGGTTCAGCCGTTGGAGCAATCCTCGGTATCGCACCCTTTGCGAATCAAGCGGACATCTTGCGCCGCATGGTTCGTGATTGGCACAAGGCTCCCAGTGAGTTTACGGGAAACATAGCCACTAACTGGGGCGTACAGAACGAGGCCGGTGCCCTTCTTGAATACGAGATGGTCACCGGCAACACGGTTGAACCGTGCGCCTTCTACCAATACGAGCACTGGCTCGGGGCCAGCCCCGATGGACTGGTGGGCGATCGCGGACTGGTCGAGATCAAGTGCCCGTTTGGCATTCGGTACAAGAGACCGCCGGTATTCAAGACGGCAGCAATGCAGACCCATTATTACGCGCAGATGCAGATACAGCTCTTTGCCACTGACCGCGACTGGTGCGACTTCTATCAGTGGACCCCATATGGTGATGCGTTGGAGCGGATTAACAGGGACGAATCTTTCCTCGCGACGGTGTTGCCCGTTCTAAAAAATTTCTATGAAAAATATCTGATTGAACGTGAGCTTCCGAATGCGGAGAAATATTTAGATGGGCAAGCGTAGCAACTTTAAACCGCACAAGCTCGATGCCTATGCAACACCGGAGGAGGCGGTCCTGCCGCTTCTTTCGCACCTCCCCAAGGGGTCATATTATGCGGAGCCTTGCGCCGGTGACGGGGCTTTGATCCGCATCTTGCAGAAACATGGCCACAAGTGCGTTGCAGCCTATGACGTCGAGCCTCGCCATAAGATCGTGAAGCAAGGCGATGCGTCATTTTTGACACGTCAAGATATGAACCGCGCCAACCTAGTGATTACAAACCCACCTTGGGGCCGCGATGTGATGCACCAGATCATCGAGAGATCCTTGTTTTGGGGGCCGACATGGTTGCTGTTTGATGCGGATTGGATGCACACCAAGCAGGCCACGCCTTACCTGCCGCACTGCAAGAAGATTGTGTCGGTGGGGCGGGTGAAGTGGTTTGGGAATACGGCTGGCAAGGATAATTGCTGCTGGTACTTGTTTGATTTTAACGACCCGCAACCCACAATCTTCGTAGGACAGTGATGAATACCATTAAACTAACCAAGCCCGAACTCATGGTTGCCGGGCTTGTCGGCAACATGCGAAGCATATCGTCGCTGGGCAATCTCGTTCAAAACAAGCATTCGCCAACTGATTCGCAGTGGCAGATCGATGTCGATGGGGCAGCCGCCGAAATGGCCTTTGCGAAGTGGCTGGATGTCTACTACGAGCCATCGGTGAATACATTCAAGGCACCGGACGTCGGGGTCATGCAGGTGCGATCCACCAAGCACGAGCATGGCAAGCTGATCATCCGGGCAAACGACAAGAAGGACGAAATTGTCGTCCTTGTGATTAATCGCATGCCTACCTACACAATGGCCGGTTGGATACGAACCAACGAAGCCAAGCAGGACAAATACCTCTACGACCCCAATGGCAAGGGTGCACCGGCATGGATGGTGCCACAGGTCAATCTAAATAAAATGGAAGATTTAAATGTTAAGACCCTATCAACAGACAGCGCACGACCAGATCATCCAGTGGGTGAAGAAAACGGCTGAACCCTGCTGCATCGAGGCGGCGACGGGGGCAGGCAAGAGCCACATCATTGCGGCGATTGCGGACACTATTCACCGCATATCGGGCGGCAAACACGTCCTATGCCTTGCGCCTAGCGCCGAGCTTGTGGTGCAGAATAGCGAGAAATACCGCGCAACTGGCAATCCCTGCTCGATCTTCTCGGCCAGCGCAGGCGTCAAGTCGCTTAAGCACCCGGTGGTGTTTGGCACCCCGCTGACGGTAAAGAACCGCATCAGGCGTTTCGGCAGCCAATTCGGGATGATCGTCATCGACGAGGCCCACGGGATCACGCCGACGATCCGCAACATCGTCAATGCCATTCGCGAACAGAATGCCAACATCCGCGTCGTGGGGATGACCGCCACGCCCTATCGGATGGGGACTGGCTACATCTTCGGCCAGTGGCCAGATGGTAAGCCAGTCGGAGAACACGAAACCATCAACCCATATTTTTCGGTCTGCGTAGACAGGATCACGGCGCAGGAGCTGATCGAGCAGGGATACCTGACAAAGCCGGTGATCGGGCAGATACACGCCGAATCATACCACACCCTCGACATGGAGCTAAACAGCCGCAACCAGTTCGACAGCGAGGACATCGACCGCGCCTTCATCGGCCAAGGCCGCAAGACGTCGGCGATCATTGCGGATGTGGTGGCGCAGGCCAGAGAGCGCCAAGGGGTGATGGTCTTTGCTGCCACGGTGCAACATGCCCAAGAGTGCATGGAAAGCCTGCCACGGGGATTGTCTGCCCTTGTGACGGGGAATACGCCCAGTCAGGAACGCGCCGCCATCATAGCGCGGTTCAAGGCCCAAGAGATCAAGTACCTTGTCAACGTGCAGGTGCTCACCACCGGCTTCGATGCCCCCCACGTCGATCTGATTGCAATCCTACGAGCGACAGAATCAGTTGGCCTGCTGCAGCAGATCATCGGTCGAGGCCTGCGCCTGTTCGAGGGTAAGGATGACTGCCTGATCCTAGATTATGCCGAGAACCTCGAGCGCCACTGCCCCGACGGTGACGTGTTTAACCCCTTGATCAAGACGGTAAAGGCAAAGGAAAACGCGCTTTACCTGAAGGTGCGCTGCCCATTATGCGAGGTGGAAAATGAATTTAAAGCCAGACCAAACCCATCGGGGTTCGAGATCAGCCCCTCTGGCTACTTTTGCGATCTCGATGGTATTACGATTGAAACCGAGCATGGCATGATTCCCGCCCATTACGGTCGGCGGTGCCAATCAAAGCAACTCGCAGCAGGACAATTGGTACAGTGCGGATCTCGTTGGACCACAAAGTCCTGCCCCCACTGTGAGGCGGACAACGACATCGCGGCAAGGTACTGCGCGGAGTGCAAGGGAGAGATTGTTGACCCTAACGAGAAGCTGATTGCTGAGTTTAACGCCATGAAGGCCGACCCCAACCGGCGGCAGACCGACGTCGTCGAGGAGTGGTCCGTAAACCACACGTTAAGCAAGGCCGGGCGCGAGATGTGGCGGGTCGATGTGCGGACATCCTATCGTAAATTCTCGTTCTGGGTGCCAAAAACACCAAACTGGTCGCAAGGCTTCAAAGATCGTGCTATGTTTACCGCATTGGGTGGCAAGCAACCCGACACCATTACCTATGAGAAGGATGGGCAGTGGTACAAGGTAACGGCCTACAATAGGAAGCCAGATGAAATTCCCGACCGGCATTGACGTATATGGTGACAAATCATTTAGGGGAAAATGCGCCACCGAATCGCTAGAGCAGGTTACATTTTTTGCTAGGATGCGCCGTGATTATCCAAACTCATGGGGCAAAATTGCCTTCCATCCCCGCAACGAGGGTTTTAGGACGGCAATGAAGGTGAAGATTGAAAAGGCCGAAGGCATGGTGACCGGAACACCCGACATTATCATCCCCGGAAGCCCGACATTTGTATGCGAATTGAAGCGGCGGGACCACACCAAGTCCTCGCTACAAGATGGACAGAAGGATTACCTATATGCCGCCCAAGAAGCAGGGGGATTTGTTTGCATTGCCCTCGGCCACAAAGCGGCGCGGGAAGCATTCGGACGATATCTGGAAATTCATTACGCGGCCTAGCAAAATGATCGAAGATGTAATGATTGGTAAGGTCGCGTTGCAGGACCAGCCTGAAGGGATACAGTCCGCCTGCCGCTTGGCGATCTATGAACGTGCCTGCCGGATACTTAATCTGGAGACAAAGTTGGAACGCAGGGCCGAAATTGGTCGGACCCCTGATAAATTGCGGCCTCACATCGAGGCAGAGGTCATGAAGATATGGAGGACGAGAAGTGACGAATCATGAAATTGCAGAATGGATAGGATTGCTTTGGGCGCTTGGCATGCTAGGCTACATAATCCGTATCATCATGTGTGAGATAAAAAATGATCCGAATTGACCCCCCATTGCCACTGGACACGCCAAAAGGCCCAGCGATGGCACATTTCCTAATCGATTACGGGTTCGAGCATCACCTCTCATGGGTTTGTTTCCAAGATGAAACAGGCGAGTGCTGGACTTGGACAAATCGGGATGTGCGGATGCAAGATAATATTTCTGCAGGTCGTGCAAAAAAGTATTTGACACCTGAAAAGGACAGTGTATAACAGGTTCATCAGCAACGAGCTGACGCAAATTTAAATGGAGATGACCATGACGAACCGCACCCTCGCCGACCGCTACTACGACATCGACGCACAGATCAAGGCTTTGGAAGTTGCCAAAGACGCCATCAAGGCTGAGATTATCGCCCTTGGCACCGATCTTGTCGAAGGCGCAGAATACGACGTCAAGGTTTCACTTTCGCAGCGTTCCGTTCTCGATGAGGCTTTGCTTCTTGCAACCTACGGTGTGACGCCAGAGCAGATGAAGCTCTATAATGCCTGCAAAAAAGATGGCAAGTGCTTCGAAGTTCTTAAAGTGGTTTCAAAGGGGGCATAAGCCCCCACCCTTGGGAGGATGAGTAAATGGATAAGCAAGATATTATAGCCCTAGATGCCACCATGCTGATTGGAGAACTAGTCCAAGAGTATATCAACAATTTTAAATTTAGGGATGAGCGAAAGAACGAAAAACTCATCAACGCTTCATATATTGAAGATCTTACAATGGATTGCATTAAAGATGCGA